ATTAAGTTTATACACCGCTGGACAATATTTTTACTTTGTTGACAGTGATGTTGTAAAACAATATGTGCCTACTGCAAGTCCTAACCTAGTTACTACTTTAGATTATAAAGCCTATGTTGGCCGAGCAGGATTAAAGTTCCAGTATACCCATAGCGCAGACTATGAATCAAGAATTGATCCAGGCGCTAGCAACATAATGGATATCTTTGTACTGACTAAAGGTTACGACACACAATTTAGACAGTGGCTAGCTGGTTCTAGAACCGTTATGCCTTTACCGCCAAGTTCAGATGAGCTATATAATACTATTGCTCCGTCACTAAACTTGATTAAGTCAATTAGTGATGAAGTGGTATACCATCCAGCGAGCTACAAAGTGTTATTCGGCAAAACAGCAACTTCTGAAGTACAAGCAAGTTTTAAAATCACAAAGAATACTAATCAAGTAGTGTCAGACAACGACATTAAGGCAAGAGCAATTGCCGCAATTAACGAATTCTTTGCACTAGAAAACTGGGACTTCGGCGACACATTCTACTTTACTGAGCTATCAACTTATGTAATGACACAACTAGCACCAGATATTACAAACTTCGTAATTGTCCCAAGACAAACAGGTTTAAATTTTGGTAGCTTGCTAGAAATTAAATCTAGCAACGACCAATTATTTGTAAACGGTGCTACTGTTGACGACATTGAAATTATTTCAGGCATTACTGCAAGCGCAATTAAGTCTGTTAGTAACACATCACTAACTTCAACAACTACCTCGCAACAAAATATAACAAGTTCTACATACGGAGCAACTAATGGCTGATAAAATTAATCCAAGCGCCACAAATAGCAAGACATCAGAATTCCTACCAAGGTTTTATCGCTCGGATGCCAATAAGAAATTTTTACAAGCAACAGTAGACCAGTTAATTCAAACAGGTACTGTTGATAAAGTCAACGGTTTTATCGGTAGACAAAATAGTAAAGCAACAACTGGCGACGATGTATTCGTTGCGGCTGCAAATGCAGTTAGACAAAATTATCAATTAGAGCCAAGCATCACAGTTAAGGATGCAATTGGCAATACCAGCTTCTTTAAAGACTATCAAGATTACATTAATCAACTAACTGTATTTGGTTCTAACACAACTAACCATGCTAGACTCAACAGCCAAGAATTCTATTCATGGGATCCACATATTAACTGGGACAAGTTTGTTAACTTCCAACAGTACTACTGGTTACCGTACGGCCCTGATCTTATTAAAATTAAAGGTCAACGCCTAGCAGTTGTTAGCGAGTTCACTGTTACTGTTGAGTCAGAAGGGAATCGAAATAGTTTCGTATTCACACCTGACGGCCTAACAAGAAATCCTACAATTAAGTTATACAAAGGACAAACTTACAAGTTCACAGTTAACAGTGCTGGCAATCCGTTCAGCATTAAAACTGCAAGAGTAGCTGGAACAGCAGAGCGCTATTCTAAAGGTATTACTAATAACGGAATTGAGTCCGGTACACTAACATTTGAAGTGCCATACGATTGCCCAGATGTATTATACTTCACAAGCGAAACTGATTTAGACTTAGGCGGTGTATTCCAAGTAGTATCGATTGATGAAAATACTTACATCAATGTACAAACAGAACTCATCGGTAAGAAAAATTACACATTAGAAGACGGGACTCCGTTAAGCAACGGCATGAAAGTATCGTTCTACGGAAATGTAGAACCTGCAGAATACGCCACTGGCCAATACTATGTTGAAGGTGTGGGCGATTCTATCTCCCTAATCAACGAAACTATTCTAGAGCTAGTTAGCGCATACACTGTAACTGAGTCTGTGTTGTTTGATGATACTCCGTTTGACAACATGCCATTCAGTGATGCTACATCATTTGCTAAAGACCCTGACTATGTAGTAATCAATAGATCAAGTAGAGATCACAACCCGTGGAGTCGTTACAATCGTTGGTTCCATAAAGATGTGATTGAAGTTAGTGCAGCCTTCAACGGCAAAATTGCTAGTGTTGATCAATCTGCAAGAGCAGTTCGTCCTATTATTGAATTTGACGCACACTTAAAATTATATAACTTTGGTTTAAAAGCAGTTCCTGATGTTGACTTGATTGACACTTATACAACTGACGTCTTCTCAACTATCGAAGGCAGCTTAGGATATAATGTTGATGGCGTAACACTTGCTCAAGGTATGCGAGTATTGTTTACTGCCGACACTGATGTACTAGTTAAAAATAAAATTTATCTAGTAAACTTTATCGATGTATTGCGTACAACTCAAAACGGAGTATCAAGTCGCCAAGTGCAGTTGATTGCACAAGATGATCCAGTAGAGAACGATGTAGTCTTAGTAAAACAAGGTACAGCTAATCAAGGATTGATGTATTGGTACGACGGCGCACAGTGGCAAGTTACACAACAAAAGACAGGTCGTAATCAAACTCCTTTGTTTGATGTAGTTGATGAACTAGGCTACAGCTTAGGTGATACTAGTGTATACGACGGTTCGTCGTTTAACGGTACTACTTTATTCTCTTATAAAATTGGAACAGGTGTTGCAGATAGTAACTTAGGATTTGCACTAAGCTATAAAAACATTAACAACATCGGCGACATTGTGTTTAACTTTGCCTTGTCAACAGACACCTTTGAATATAAGAACATTGCAGAGATCGTTACTCGGAAGATTGCCGCTGGACATTTAGTAAAGTCTACCGAAACATCTGCGGTTGAATATGTTAATGGATGGCAAACTAGCACAGCTAACAATACACAAGCCGCAATTAGAATTTATAAAAACTCAGGTAAAGTAAACAACTTTGAGCTTGATATTTTTGATGATGTTAACGACCTTGCTGACCTAGAAGTTAGAGTATATGTTAACGGAATTCGTCTTAACAAGACATTGTGGTCATTAACCACAGGCCCAGATTATAAAAGAGTTGTACTAGCTACTGACATTACTGTCGCTGATGTATTGACTATTCGTGCATTTGCTAAACAGTCAGTTAATTCAAACGGATACTACGAAATACCAATTAGTTTACAGAACAATCCATTGAACGAAAACATCAGCGAGTTTACACTTGGTGAAGTTATTGACCATGTAAACTCTATTGTAGATAACACCAGCTTGTTTGAAGGTTCATTCCCGGGCGTAAACAACTTACGAGATTTAGGTAATGTAACTCAGTTTGGTACAAAGTTTGTACAGCACAGCGGCCCTGCTAGCTTGTCAATGTACCACATTACTTCTGATAACAATAATGTTATTAGAGCAGTTGAACAAAGCCAAGCAGATTACAACAAATTTAAAAGAAGCTTTATTACCATTGCAGAATCATTAGGTGTAGATACTGCAACTGTTGAGCATGTTAATTTAGTATTATCTGAAATTAATAAAGACAAGCCTTCTACTGCCCCTTATTACTTTAGTGATATGGTTGGCTATACTGCTAAGGTTGCTAACAGCTTTACAGTTATTGATTACCGAATTAAGAAATACCCACTGTCTGAAAATTTTGATTTAACAGCGTTGTCTAACAAGGCAGTGTATGTTTACCTAAATGGTATCCAGTTAATTCACGGTAAAGAATATACATTTGACGGTTTAGGATTTGTTGAAATTTCTGCAACTTTACAGAATGCCGATACTGTTACAGTTTACGAGTACGATAATACTGACGGATGTTTCATTCCGGCAACTCCTACTAAGTTAGGAATTTGGCCAGCGTATGAACCAAAACGCTACTTAGATACTAGCTTGATTACTCCTCGTGAAATGCTCCAAGGCCACGACGGCAGTCAAGTATTAGCCTATGGCGATTTCCGTGATGACTTAATTCTTGAATTAGAAAAGCGCATCTACAACAATATTAAAGTTAAGTACGATGCAAACATTTTTGACATCTATGATTTCCTACCAGGTTACATCAGATCAACACAGTATTCTTTAACAGAGTTTAATGAAGTGTTAGCTCCACAGTTTTACAAGTGGACAAGTTTAATTGATCGAGACTTTAGCAAGCCATTGAGCTACGATAGAAATAACTCAATGACTTATAATTACAGAGGTCATGCAGCTCCAGACGGCCGTGAAACACCTGGCTACTGGAGAGGTGTATATCGTTGGATGTTAGATACTGATCGTCCTAACATCTGTCCTTGGGAAATGTTAGGATTCTTTGAAGAACCTAGCTGGTGGACAAGTGTGTACGGTCCAGCACCATACACTCGAGACAACTTAGTACTATGGGAAGACATGGCTGCTGGTATCGTAAGAGAGCCAGGCAAGCCTGCATTCATTAAAGCAGGATTTGAAAGACCGTTTCTAACAGGTTGTATTCCTGTTGACGAATCAGGCAACTTAATCAGCCCGCTATTATCAAACATGTCAACTGGTGTTATTACACCTAGTGCCGGCAGCGACTTTGTATTCGGCGATGTAAGCCCAATTGAAGGAACATGGCGCAGAAGCAGTCACTATCCGTTCTCTGTAATCCTTACAATGATGTTGTTAAATCCATCAAAAATCTTTGGATTGTTATTAGACCGTTCAAGAGTAGTTAGAGACTTAACAGGTCAACTAGTTTACAAAGACACTGGGTTGAGAATTAGACCAAGTGACATTGTATTCCCTAGCATCTATTCTAGCACTACACGAGTACAGACATCAGGCATTATTAATTACATTGCTGATTATATTGTTAGCGACAATCTAAAGTCGTTTGACAACTACATCTACGACATGGATAATCTAGCAAGCCAAATTAGCTATCGTGTTGGTGGATTTACTAGCAAAGAAAAATTTAAATTATTGTTAGACAGCAAGAGTCCTACAGCAAGTGCTGGCGTATTTGTCCCGCAAGAAGATTACAGTATTATTCTTAACAGCTCAAGCCCAGTTAAGAAGATTACATACAGTGGTGTAATTATCACCAAACTCGATGACGGCTTTGAAGTTAAAGGTTATAGCAAGACTCAACCTTTCTTCAAATACTATCCTTATACCCAAGACGGCAGAGTTGTTAACATTGGTGGCATCTCAGAAAGCTTTAGTCAGTGGACGCAAGGCGAGCAATACGCCGCTGGTAAGATTGTAGTTTACAATAACAGATACTATCGTGTAACAGCATTACATGTTGCAACTACATTTGATCCTACAAAATACCAAGCACTTCCAAGCCTTCCAATTATTGGCGGCCGCGATGCATACTTTAGAACCAAGTGGAATAGAGATGAATCTATCACTGTTCCGTACAGTACTAAGTTTAGAACAGTTCAAGAAGTTGTTGACTTCTTATTAGGCTACGGCGAGTGGTTGAAAGACGAAGGATTTGTATTCGACGAATTCAATACTAACTTAGGCGTAGTGTCTAACTGGGAAACTAGTGCAAAAGAATTCATGTTCTGGACAACACAGAACTGGTCAACAGGACAAGACAAGTGGAAAGAATGGTTACCTGAAACTGAAACTAAGTTCGGAGAAATTGTTAGATATAACGGAGACTACTTCCGTGCTATCCGTACTTCTCCTGCTAGTGCATTCTTAATTGAAGACGACTTTGTTAAGCTAGACGGTTTGAATACTGTTGGAAGCTCAGTAATTTCTTTAAGCCCTAGTGCTTTAAAGGTTACATTTAATGCTCCTATCAGCGTAGTTGATGACATCCGTAATCCGTTTAACGGCTATGAAATTTTTAAAGTAGATGGAACTCCGATCACACCTAACTTTTTAAATTCTTACAGAGATGATAACAAGGTAAGCTATACTCCTCAAGGAGAAGACGGCATCTACGGTGCAACATTCTACTTGGTACAAAAAGAACAAGTGGTACTACTTAACAACAGTACTATGTTCAACGATACAATTTATAATCCAGCAAGCGGATACAAACAAGATCGTATTAAGATTGCTGGATATGTAACTACTAACTGGAACGGCGCATTTGATGCACCTGGCTTTATTTTCGACCAAGCAACTATCGAAGATTGGGAAGCATGGAAAGATTACTCACTTGGCGACATTGTCAAGTATAAAGAATTCTACTATACTGCAAATGCATTTACAGCGGGAACTAGTGCGTTCGATGCAACTGACTGGTACCGCCTAGAAGAAAAGCCAACAGCACAGTTACTACCTAACTGGACATATAAGGCTGCACAATTTACTGACTTCTATGATTTAGACAGTGACAATTTTGATGCCGGCCAGCAAAAAATGGCTCAGCACTTAATTGGTTACCAGAAGAGACAATACTTGTCTAACATTATTAAAGATGATGTTAGTGAGTTTAAATTCTATCAAGGTATGATTATTGAGAAAGGTACACAAAACAGTTTAAACAAATTGTTCGATGTACTAAGTGCAGACGGCGCTGACAGTATTGACTTCTATGAAGAGTGGGCATTGCGTGTAGGACAATACGGCGCAAATGCTAGCTTTGAAAATATTGAATTTGTTCTAGATGAAGCTGAGTTTAAAAACAATCCTCAAGCATTCGAACTTGTTAATACAATTGACAGATCAAAATTAGATTTTGTATATCGTCAGACACCAACTGATGTTTACTTGAAGCCGTTAGGCTACGACAATAATCCTTGGCCACTAGTCACTGATTATAAAGCATTTTTGCGCACACCTGGTTATGTAAGACCAGACGATGTTAAACTTATTGTTAATAGTATCGATGATGTAATATCAGAATCTAACGATGGGTTCGTTGTCGGTGATTACATCTGGGCAGGTAATGACGGCCCAAGTTGGGGAGTTTACAGATACACTCCAACTTTTATTGATGTTCTTGATGTTACATATGATTCAGTTGCAAAAGAACTGACAGTTGCATCTACTAAACTTATTGATCTAGCAGTTGGATCATACATTGCAATTAGTAATGTTAGCAAGTTCAGCGGCTTTTATAAGATCAAGTCAAAGACTCTAAACAAATTTACAGTTAGTGCTACAGTAGCAGGTTGGACTCCGTTCACAGAACAGTTATCAATATTAATTTACTCGTTAACTACACAACGAGTAGCTTCAATCGATCTTGCTAACGAAGTTATTCCATCAGACATTTTAGAAAATGAATTGCTGTGGACTGACAACAGCGGCACAGGCAAGTGGGCAACTTGGAAATACAATTCAGTATTCACTTCTACAGTGTTGAGAAACACTAACCCTGCTGCTAATTTAGGTTATGGTCGATCAATTAACTTAAATGCTGCCGCTAACATCATTGGTATTAGTACAAACAAAGGCGAGATTGTAGTTTACGACAAGACACCTGGACAGAATGCTCCGTGGATCCAACGCCAGACAATTGTACAACCTTTTATTGCTAAGAGCAATCCACAAGGTATCAACCCAAACAGTGACTTGACTGCTATCTCAGAGGTAGTAGTTGCAAGCGCCGACGGTCGTTGGTTAGCTGTTGGATCGCCTCGTGTTGGTTATGCTTGCGTTACTGACATTTCATCTTCGGTATTGAATCAAGTTGATGCTAACGGAACAAACTTATCATTAGCATCACATGGTGTTGTATCGCTATATGAAAAAGATAAAAACAACATTTACAGTTTAGTAACAACTTTCCTAAGCCCGACTCCTGTTGCAAACGAACAGTTCGGCTCAAGTCTTGCTTTTGGAAACGATACACTATTTGTAGGTGCCGCAGGATATGCTACTGACACTGGTATTGTATATCAAGTAAATTACAAAGATACTATCTATGCTACACCTTACTATAACCCAGTCGGCAGTTTAGCAAATACATTAATTGTATCAAGTACTGCTGGAATTTTGCCAGGTATGTATGTTCGAGGCACTGGCTTTGACGGAACACAAATTGTTGGATTAGTAGTTAATTCTACTAAGCTAGTTTTAAACAAGGCACCTAGCTCAACTCCAGACGGCATTTTAGAATTTTATTCTACGGGATGGAAATACGCAACGGGTGCAATTGAATCACCAGTTGGTGCAAACAGACAATTTGGAAATTTAATTTCAATTAGTCTTGCTACTAACAGATTACTAATTTCTGCACCAGGTACTACTACCGCTGGTAGTGTGTTTGTTTACGATTTAACAGACAACACTTACGACCTAATACAAACTATTAACGGCACTGATACTTTCTTTGGTCAGAGCACTGCTATTAGTACATCGGGAAAGTATATTGCAATTTCTTCAATCCTAGCAGATGATGTTAAACTTAACGAAGGTCTAGTAACAGTATATGAACTAACTGATACAGGTTACGAAGTATACCAAACAATTAAGAGTGCTAACCCTGAAACATCTGGTCACTTCGGCACTAAGATTGCATTCCTAAACGATTTTGAAACTTTAGTAGTATACAGTAAAAATGCCGACAGCACTTCGGAAGTTACATTCGACGAGAATACAACTTCATTCGACGAGCGTGTTACAGAGTTTAAAGCAACTAAGGTTAACAACGGTACTATTGATATATTTGATAGATACGACACTAAGTGGATCTACAGCGAAACATTAATTAATCCATCTAACGCCGGAGACGGTTACGGTTCAGGATTTGCTACTGCTGGAAACTATATTGTTGTTGGCGCACCGTATGCACTTGATCAAACATTTACTTCAGGTAAAGTTTACGAGTATAGAAAGCCTACAAATGCTCGTAGTTGGAATATTATTCATTCTGAAATTAGCAAGCCTGACTTAACAAAAATTAAGAAAGCTTTCTTATACAATCGAGTAACTAACAAAGTTGTTACATACTTAGATGTAGTGGATCCAGTACAGGGAAAAATCCCAGGTATTGCTGAACAAGAGATCAAGTACAAAACATTTTATGATCCAGCAATCTACTCAGTAGGCGATGAAACAGTTAATGTTGACGATGGCATGGCTTGGTCTAAAACCAAAGTTGGAATGTTATGGTGGGATCTAAGAACTGCTAAGTTTATCGATGCGTATGATAACGAATTAACTTACAGAAACAGTAACTGGAATACTTTATTCCCTGGCGCAAGTATTGATGTTTACGAATGGGTTGAAACTAATTTAACTCCAGCCCAGTGGGATGAACAAGCAGACACTGAAGAAGGGTTAACAAAAGGAATTAGTGGAACTAGTTTATACGGCAGCACTAGCTATAGTGTCAAACGCCGCTACGATAACATTAGTAAGACTTACAAGAGCACTTACTACTTCTGGGCAAAGAATAAGAAAACAGTTCCTGCAATCAATAGCAGAGTTAAGTCAGCGCAAGATATTGCAGACTTGATTAGTAACCCACGCGGCGAAGGATACAAGTTCTTAGCGTTAACTGGATCAAACACTTTCAGCTTGGTTAATGCACAGCCTTTACTAGAAGATAAAGATGTAGTATTATCAGTTGAATACTGGATTAACGATACAACTAATCAAAATATTCACAGCGAGTGGAAGCTTCTAAGCAACAATCCAAGTTCAACAATTCCGTCAACTATTGAAGCCAAGTGGTTTGATAGTATGTGCGGTAAAGATAGTCAAGGTCGACTAGTTCCTGATCCTGCGCTTGCTCCTAAGTTACGATATGGTATTGAAAACCGTCCTCGTCAAGGAATGTTTGTTAACCGCTTCGAAGCTTTGAAGCAGTTTGTTGAGCGTGCCAATTTTACTTTACTTGACACTCATATTGTTAATTCTAGAAGCCTAGTTGGGCTAGAAAGCTATGATGCAGAGCCAGCTCTTGCTAGCGGATACTATGACACTGTAGTCGATACTGAAGCAGAATTAAGATTTGCTAGTGTTGGATCTTTTGTTAGACCTTCACTAACTCCAGTAGTAGTTGACGGAAAAATTGTAAGTGTTACAGTTGTTGCTAAAGGCAATGGCTACTTAGTTTCTCCTGAGATCACTATTGCGGGCACTGGATCCGGAGCAATTTTAAAAGCAATTATTAATGCTAAAGGACAAATTACTAGCGTTACTGTTGTGTCTGCAGGTAAAGGATACACTGATAATACAACTCTAGTAGTTAGAGATTACTGCGTACTAGTAAGAAGCGATGCAAGCACAAACGGTACTTGGAGTATACATTCATACGATGTTAATTCTTTAACATGGTCAAGAATTAAGTCACAATCTTATGATACTCGTAGATACTGGTCATACGCTGACTGGTATGCCGCAGGGTACAGTCAGTTCACCGCAATTAACTACTCAGTTGACACACTAGTTGAACTTAACAACATTAATCCAGCGATTGGAAATATTGTTAAAGTTAGAACAACTAACACTGGTAGCTGGATTTTATTAGAAAAATATGCGCAAGTTGACAGCATTGACTGGACACAACAGTACAAAGTTGTTGGCAGTCAAAACGGTACAATTCAACTAACTAACACCTTGTACACCTTTACAAATACAACCTACGGCTTTGACGGCGGATTGTATGATGGTAGTATGTTTGATAACGGTGCAAGCCAAGAGTTAAGAATTATTCTTACAGCATTGCGTGACGATATCTTAATTGACGACCTTCGAACAGAGTACTTGAACTTGTTCTTTACTTCAGTACGATATATCCTCTCAGAGCAGAACTTTGTTGATTGGGTATTCAAAACAAGTTTTGTAAAAGCACAACACAACACTGGAAGTCTACGCCAGTTAGTCAACTATAACAATGATAACTTAGAAAATTACGAAGAGTACATTAACGAAGTTAAGCCTTATAGAACTAAGGTTAGAGAGTATGTAAGTGGGTATTCTACATTAGATAATAGTGCATTGTCAACAACTGACTTTGACCTAATGCCAGTGTATCAAAACAAGCAAACATTGCCTATTGCAACTAGCATTATAGACGGAGCACTTGCAGCCAACAATGATTCTATCAATTCTTATCCATGGAAGCATTGGAAAGACAATCTAAGTTTTACAGTAACTGAGTTAATCTTAGTTGATGGTGGGTCTGGTTACCTAAATGCTCCAGTAGTTAAGTTTGTTAGCGATACTGGCACAGGTGCAACTGGTCGTGCATTTATCAGCAACGGTAAAGTTAACCGCGTTGTATTACTGACTCCTGGTACAGGCTATTTAAGTGCGCCGACAGTTGTTATCGAAGGCGGTCTAGCAAGCGAAGGCGGAGTAGATGCTAGAGCTGTAGCCTACATCGGCGAGAGTGTGATCCGTTCAAACTATATTAAAATGAAGTTTGATCGTATTACTCAAACATACTTTATTACACAGCTAGAAGAAACTGAAACATTTACAGGTTCAGGTTCTAGACTACAATGGCCGTTAAAGTGGGCCCCTGATAACCGTTACGGCAAATCAAGTGTAACTGTTAACGGCGTAGAAGTATTAAGAGATAACTACAAACTATCTATTGTTAAATCTACATCTAGAGGATACACTAGCTATTCAGGTTCGATCCAGTTTACTACTCCGGTAGCTAAAGATGCTCCTATCTCAATTACATATATTAAAGATTGGTCGTTGCTCAATGCGGCAGATCGAATTCAGTATTATTACAATCCAGCAAGCGGCGAGCTAGGTAAAGATCTAGCACAACTAATGACTGGCGTTGATTACGGCGGCGTAATTGTTAGCGGCTTAGACTTTGGTGTTAGCGCAGGCTGGGGAACTCTACCATACTACTCAGATAAGTGGGACAGCTTTGACCCAACATTTGACGACTATATTGTAACAGTTTCAGCTGATGATCATGTGTTCGAGTTACCGTATGTTCCAGCAGCCGGTACAGAAATTAACACTTACCATGTTAAGTATAACATTGATGAACACTTATCAGATGGCGTTGAAACAACTTACACTTATAACATTCTTGATGTTAAGCCTGTTGTTACAGTAGTAGTTACTGTAGATGCCGCTGTCAATGCAAGCGGAATTTCAACAATTACAATTGATTCAACAACGGGATTAAAAGAAGGTGATGTAATTACTGCATCTCGTGCAGGTGTATTTGGATATGACACTACGATTGTATCAATAGTTAACAGCACACAGATCAAGTTAAGTCAAATTGCATTTGATAATTTAGAAGCTGGGGAAGCACTAACATTTACTAGAACATTAATAGAACCAACTGATGTAACAATCTTTGGTAACGGTACTTTTGTTTTAGTTGAACCAGCACCGAATGGCAGCACAGTTAAAGTGTCATCTCTTCTAAGACCTCAGCGTATTGACGGTGTTGACAATGTGATGGACACTTATATTGCTGACGGCATTAACAGCACAATTACAGTTCCTAGTGAATTTGTAGTTGGCAATACAGATCAATTTATCTTCCGTAAGAGCACTAGCGACGGTTCAATCAAGCCGCAAGAGTCAGACTATGACACTGCATTAAGTGGCGGTGACTTAGCATACTCTACAGCAACAGGCTTATCAGCTGACGACATTGTTTTAGATGGCGACGGATTTGTAACTCCTACAAGCAGTCCAGCAACTGAAGAAGTAGTTCCTGGTCAAGTAGTAGATGCAGTTGCAATTAAAGTTTATGACAGACCAAACAGTGGCTCTGCACAAATTAAAGTTGACACTTATGTAGCTGACGGTACAAATACTGAATTTGCAGTTACTCAACGCCCTAACAGCAAGCAAGCAGTAATTGTTAAAGCCGGCGACAGTATCATGTATGAAACTGAAGATTACACAGTTGACTATCAACAGCAATTAGTAATTTTTAATACTGCTCCTTTAGCAGGCGAAGTTGTATCAGTGTTAAGTTTTGGGTTTGCTGGCGCAAACATTCTTGACTTAGACTACTTTGTTGCTGACGGCTTAACAACTGAGTTTATTACTAAAGCGCCTTGGGTTACATTACTAAACGGATTAGTTTATGTCAACGGAGAACAAACTGATGTTGAATTCTTCAATACTGATGACACTTACGATTCTGCTAACAGAGTTGGTATTAGATTCTCAGTCGTTCCATCTGTTGATGCTATCATCAACTTTGTTATTGTTAGCGGTAGCGAACAATCTTATTCAATTACTAAGACTGAGCGTTTTGAGATTGCTGATACACTAGAGTATACTCTACAAAACAGCTACGGAGATTCACTACCAATTGAAGCTAACATGATTGTTAAAGTTGGTCAAGAAGTACTTGATGGTCCTAACAACACCTACTTTACTATTAAGAGCAACAAGCTAACTTATGAAGTTGACCCAAAGCGTTTTGTTCCATACAGCGTTGAAATTACAGACCTAGTTGTTATTGTGGGATCTACTTTGTTAGTAGCTGGTGTTGATTACATTCCTAATTTAGGTGGAATCAGTATTAAGATTAATAAAAAGGTCTATGCAAAATATAGCGGACAGCAGTTAATCATCAGCATTAGAAGCAATAGTGGTTACTTATTTGTACCAGCTACTAGCCAAGCATCTGCTAAAATTGTTCTAGCTAATAGCTACACTATTGGCAGCACACTAGAAGTTACTAGCTTCTATAAGCATGATATTTTAGATATCCAACGCGGCGGCTTTACAGTAAAGTCAGACATTACATTAGTTCCTGACTCATTAGAGTATTATGACTATACTGGTTTAACAGGCGGCCGAATTAAACTTGACCGTGCAGTAGTTAACGATTACTATGTAATGATAACTAAAAACGGTCAGCTATTAGTGCCCGGCGTTGACTTTAAATTACTAGGTGATTTTGCAAGTGTTCGACTAGCAGTTAACCCAGTATACGATGACAAAATTTCTGTTGTTACATTTGGCAGCAATGCATTATCTTCTGGTATTGCTTATATGCAATTTAAAGATATGCTAAATCGTGTACACTTTAAGCGTTTGAGTTTAAATAAACAAACGGAGCTAGTAAGAGCATTGCGTTATACTGATCTAACAATTGAAGTTACTGATGCAACTAATTTTGATATTCCTAACCCGGCTAAAAACAAGCCAGGCGTGGTAGAAATTAGAGGCGAACGAATCGAATACTTTGCAATCACTGGCAATGTATTGAGTCAACTTCGCCGCGGTACACTTGGTACAGGAACACCTTCAGTACATCCAGTAGGCTCTAAAGTTCAAGACATTGGCCCAAGTGAAACAGTGCCGTATGTTGAAACATCGATGATTGAAAATGTTGTTTCAACTGGTACTGATACAATTAATTTAACAGCAATTAGCGTTGGCCTTGACAACACTTGGACCTATAAAGGAACATTGTTATCATCGCTTGCAGCCCAAGAATTGTCACAGGATGCAATTGAAGTCTTTGCTGGCGGCATTCGATTAAAGAAAAACCCTTATACTATGTACAGTGTATTACAAGCTCCAGAAAGCCCAGAGGGCGATGTTGAGTTTGACGCAGAGTTTTCACTCAACACTGATGATAATGCAATCAATCTACTAGAAGTTGCACAGTTCGGTACAAGAGTTACAGTAGTTAAGCGCCAAGGTAGCTCTTGGGATAGCACAATAAACATCCAAGAGGATGATACAAAAATTGCAAAGTTCTTAAAGGATACACCGGGCATCTGGTACAGCGAATTTAAGAGCATTGAATACAGAGAGAATGCAACATTTGACGGTGATAATACCTCAATGGACAATGCAATACTAACATTTGACCGAGGATAAAAATGGCAAAGCAAATTATTAATGTAGGTACAGCTAAGAACGATGGCACCGGAGACTCGTTAAGAGACGGCGCTCAAAAGATTAACGACAACTTTAGCGAGCTGTACACTGCGCTAGGCGCAACTACTGGCAACTTATCAATAGTGTCAAAACTAACAGCAGGCGATGGCGTGACTGTTAGCAGTACAACTGGTGATATTGTAATTAGGGGAAACATTGCTACTAACAATGTCCTTGGCGGTATTAAAGTTGGTGAAAACTTATCTATTGATAATGAAGGCGTCTTAAGTGCTAACCCCGGCAGTTACACATTACCGATTGCTGAAGCTGGAACACTTGGTGGCATCAAGATTGGTAATACTTTAACTATCTCTGAAACAGGAGTAGTTAACATATCTGGTGGATTGTATGAACTACCTACAGCAACTTCCACAGTATTAGGCGGCGTTAAAGTCGGCGCTAGATTGTCAATTACTGCCGGCGTGCTAAGTGCAGATGTACAGACAGTACCAGTTGCAACTGATTCAATATCTGGTACAGTTAAGATTGATAATAGCTCAATAACAATCAATGGCAGTGGAGTTATTAGTGCTACTGTAACTACTGGAGATTGGGCGTTTAGCGGCAACGCAGCCTATAATGGAACTAATTATGATCAAGGATTATATTTTGCTCCTGGCGGAGAAAGTACTAGTTATGTTTTTGTTCCGGGTAACAGTGAATCTAGTAGCACTGCATTACAACTCACTAACGGATCGTTAACGGGCAAAGTTGCTATTACTACATATAATAAACAATGGCAGTTTGATGCCAACGGCTCATTAGTTTATCCTAATTATGCTTTACAAACAGACACTAGTACAGTCAATTGCCCAGGTAACGCTGGCACTGTAGTTTACACAGTGTCAGGCCCATATCAACACACTATAAAGTTACTGATACAAGTTGAAGGATTTGAAGGCGCGAACGACATTTTTGACACGCAAGCATGTGAAATGATTTTAGCTAAAAGTTTTAGAGCCAATACTATAGCCGCATCAGTGTACGGTGTCGTACATACTAGTGTAGCACCACTAGCAACATTTACAGCAAACTGGAACGCACTGGCTGGCAGAGTAGAAGTGATATGTACTGCTCCAAGTTCCAACAGCGTAAACGTCAGAATATTCGCAACAGAAATTTCAACATCAGATTAAGGAATAATATAAAATGACAATCAAACCTTTCGCAATACAAGGCGCTGACCTAACACTAGGCGGTGTGAATTTACAAGCAGGCGCAACCGCAGTTGTTATTCCTGGCGTCACACAAGCAGTTAACTATCGTGTAGAAGAAGTAGACGATCGTGACGGTAACAATCCAGATATATTTGGCAGCGATGCTAATTCTGTGACCGTTATCGACCACGCAGAATACTTATATCAAAGCGGTGAGGCTACTGCTAGCGGGTCGTATGATGCCGCTAGTTACTCAGTAGATGAACTAGATGATGGCGAAATTGAAGAAATTAATGTAGAGTACGATGGCGTATTCTTATCCGCTGACGTTGCTAATATTGACAGAGGCAACATGTGGGCCACTACTGTAGTCGATCCGTTATTATCATTTAATGCTAACGACTGGACAGAGATTCCTTTCCGTCCTAAAATGCGAGCAGGTGAAGTTGAGAATGTAGGCGGTGGTAGCGGAGCAGACACTGGCGACTTTGTATTCAGCAATAACTTTCTAACAGCCGAGGGGGACGGTATCAATCAAGTAGTCATTCAAGGTGAAACAGATGGCGATGCTAGAATTGATATTCCGAACAACGACTGGGCGGAAACTGAAAAAGCGTTGACTATTACTAACTACGCCGCACAAGGTGTTAAGGTATCAACCGGTAGCAACGGCGACAACATTTGGGCATTTACTAATGAAGGCGGCTTAGAATTCCCAGATGGTACTATTCAAACAACAGCCTACACTGGACAAACAAGCGGCGGCAGTAGCAGTGGTGAACTTTACATCATGGCCAATGTTGACGGCGACATTGTTACTTCAACTAATGGCGTAGACTGGACTGATCCACAACCGAGTGGCATGAGTGGCATTGGTCGAGTAGAGATACATGGCGGAGTTATTGTCTATATTACAAACGGAGGAGAAGGCCCTCCTGCGCCTGGCTTATATTATTCTACACAACTCGGCACAACAACATTATGTGCGGGCACAGCGATTAGCGTAGAAACAGGTAATAATTTATACTGGAATGAAGTTCACTATTTTTCAGGCACAGACAAGTGGGTAGCAGTTGGTTATAACGAAGGAGATAATAATAGTTATCCAGTCCTAGCACACAGTGACGACGGTATTACATGGACTGTGGTATTTGTTGACAACACATTTGTTGGCGAGTTTAACCCTGGTAATGATGGCTGGCAATTAAGAGATGTTGCTTGGATCGACGAAACAAATCAATACATTATTACTAGTTCATTAGAAGGAGAACTGTTTGGTGGTATCTTCCTCACTAGTGATATTACTACAGCATTAGATGGCACCAACCATGTGGCTATAGATCTTGATGCTGGACATGTTGCTCCATGGGGTGTTGTGGGCTACGGCGGCCCTCCGGGTTATGTGGTCCTAATCCCATACGACAACGACGGCCCCGGCGGCGGTCTCACCGCTTGGTTTGGATATGGTACAGATGTTGAAAACTACATAGAAGACGCTTCAGGATTCCTAGTCGGGGCAATTACAGATCAAATAGGCTACATGCCTAATATTACTGAAGTGGCCTATAGAAATGGCAATTTTATTGCTGTTACTAATGACGGACATGTAATTACTCCCGTAGTTAGTATGATGCCAGAGTTTGCTGTTACAATCCCGCTACCGTTTACTAGCACAACCTTTTCAATAACTAATGCTAATCCAGCAGTGATTTCATTCCCTAGTGGGGAAGACGCAAGGAATAACGAAAAGATTGAAGTTACACTTGCTGGCGAATACAACGGTACATATTATGTTAACGAAGGTACTGGTGTATTGTATACTGACCAAGCAATGACTACTGCCCTAGATGCTAGCGGGTTTGCTTCATTCACTACTGGTACTGTAACATTCAGTCACGGTATGTACTTTGATGCGGCTGGTGTATCTAACTCATATTACTACATTGGTAACGATAACGAGCAAATCTTTAGAAGCAGTAATGGCGTTAGTTGGACTGAACAAGCGGACTTTACAGGCGAGTACTTTAACGACTTTGCTTATGGCTCATGGGGCACTAGTTCTACCAGCACAGCAATTCCAAACACTAAGCGAGGCTGGATCAACCTAGTAGGCGACAAGCCTAACAATGAAGACGATGCTTGGTTTGAAAGCGTAGTAGTCCACGGCGGATATGCTTATGTGTTGGGCAGTGATCAATATATTGACAACAGTGGCAATCGTAACAAGGTCTACAAGTTTGATTTAACAACTGGTGAGCAAGTATGGGTCAAACAGATCACAGCAGGGCGTGACGCATATTTTAATTTAACTATAGATGCGGATGTAGTAACTATAGACAACATTGTAACAACAGGTGTTGGATACAAAGTAGGTGAAGAAATTGTTATACAAGGGTATCAGATTGGCGGCGGCGAGCCGCAAAATAATGTCACACTGATAGTTGATAGTATAGATGTGGACGGTGGAGTAGCGAATGCTTCCGTAAAACCAGGCTATAATGTTGTTGGGATTACAGGAACATTTACTGGCATTAATTCAAATTATGATGATGTACGAGGTGATGCTTGTGCTATTGCCTACGACGAGTACAATCAAAAACTTGTAGTGGTTACACAATATGAAAGCGGTAGTGGTGATGTTATAGATAGTACATGGACATGGGCCAACGTCTATATGATGAACCCAACAACCGGTGCCATTGACTCAACTACTACTATCAGCGAAGACGGTGACATTTATCCTAATAGTATTACTACACACAACTCTGCCGGTGGCATTGCTATCGTTGGTGAGAAATATAACGAGTATCGTGAGTTTGGCACATTAACATTGTCGGCTACATACAACGGATACTTTGACATATTAAAAACTGAACTAGACGCAGAACACTATCCAGGCAGTCCGTTTGACTATTACGGTGATTTCTGGGTGTCAGGCACTGGCATTAGTGGCCAGACACAAGTTAATAATGTTAACTACTATGAAAATCTATCCCCTACTACTAGAGAAGGTAGTGGTGCAGAGTTTACTATCACAGTCACCCACCCTACGGTTCAAGCAACTATTACTGAGGCTGATTTAGCAACTGCTACTGCTGGCGGTACTATTGTTAAAAACGCAGACAACATTGTTACTCCTGGCGGTTGGGGCAACTGGCTTGTTTTCCCAGACAGTGCTTTAAGAGTTACATTGGAAGGTTTGTTTACAATGAACCAAGTAATTCCAGTACAGTGGGATACTGGTAGCACATCTACTAACGGATTTATAATGATCCAGTTTCCAGGAGATGGCACATTCCAAATTACACCAGTTGAAGACGGTGGTGGAAATGCTGTAGCAGGAACTTGGTACTTTGATGTAAATTTATTAGCCGGTGCGTCAGCATATTCTGCTACAGTTACTAACACTGGTGATACCAACTATCTTGTAGGACATAAGATTAAGATATTAGGATCAGCAGTCGGCGGAACTACTCCTGAAAACGATGCTGTTATTACAGTTACAGGTTTAGACGGTAACGATATTGATACTGTAAGCATTGAAGGAACTATCAACGCAGCCGCAATTGGTCCTTATACTGGCGTAACTGGTACCAACTACAATGTAGGTAGCGGTGCTACTTTTACTGTTAGCGTAGACGCGGCAACAGGAGCATTTACTCTCAACGGGCTTACAGGCCAAGGTTCAAACTATGTAGTAGGCGATGTGCTAATCATTCTAGGAACTAGCTTTGCTGGTGGTACTAGTCCAGCAAACGATGCTACTTTGGTAGTGGCGGCTGCTGATGTATTTGGTCTTATCGGGGATATAGTAAATTATGCGGCTACAGGTACAGGCCCAACAAATGCTATAAGAGTTTTTGTTAACGGTATTGACTTTACAGTTGAGGGCAGCTGGAGTATGCGTCAAAACTTAGGCGGCGAAGCATTTATCTGGACACCTACTTGGAGTAACGCTATTGGCGGTCCTAGCGGTGACAGATTCTACGATGTCTGCTGGGAAGATGCTGGTACAGCCTTGTACGCTGTGGGCCGAGGTCGATACGAAACTACTTATGATCAAGCATTGGTAGTCAAGTTTAATGACTCGACAGGTTCTGTAATGTGGAGCAAGGACATCAAGTTCTCTGAAGCAGGCAGCAACAATAGAGAAGCTCGTGCTGTATGTCTAGTGCCAGGCAGTACAGATATCTTAGTAGCAGGCGGTTGGAACAGCGACAACACTGAACAGGATGAACTTATTCTAACAAGAATGACGGATGCAGGCGACACAGTATGGCAAAAGACCTACAGTCCGAACTTTGATGGAAATACTTTTAGCATAGATTGGGAAATCAGCCTTAAGCCTACTAACAATAATATAGTTGTAAGTTTTGAGCAAACCACTGACAATAGTCGTGGACTAACCTATATGATTGTTGACACTAGTGGTCAAGTTGTTCTACATAGGGTAGTAAGTGCTGATGGAAATTCAAACTACAACTACTATGATACACCTACTGCTAACTTTGCTGACATCTACACTGATGAGAATCTCGACCAGTATATTGT